CTGGCCTTTACCGCTGGGGTCTACGCTACGGTATGGACCTACGCCCTGGCCGAAGGCTTGGCGGGGTCGATCGCAATCAACAATAGCATCATTTGGACCGGGACCTCTTCGACCCTTACGGCTTCGCAGCTAAGATATTACAATTCTTATCGCCGTGTCACTGGAGGGGTCGCCCAAGTTCAAGCAGGAGCTCCCGGCGCACAAGGAAGTATTCTTTCCACAACTGCTCAATTGATCGCAAGTGGAAATAACATTGTTTTGCAGCTTAGATTTGGCGTTACGGCAACAATCGATTACAGGCTACCGATCTACTTAGATGAGGTTCAACTCTAAATCATGAATTACCAAGGCGTAGGCACACTAGATGTTTCCAATTGTTTGATTCTCCGTAATCGGCAAATCACGGCTTCCGACGTCGACGTCAACGGTCTCCTTACCCTCGACCTCAATAGCGGGACCACTCTGGCCCCCATCTTAGTTCTCGATGATGGGCTAACCATCAATGGTCTTAAGATCACGGATGGTGGTCAGGACGTAATGCCTACTTGGCTGGCTGACGGGATCACGATTTCATTTCGTAACTTTGGATCCGGCTCCACAATAAATCACGAATCAGGCAGCGTAGCCGCTGCCTATCGATTTGCGACCGGCGACGGGCAACCATTGACGATCGGGGGACAACTCCAACCCACGGATTACGTCGCCTCCGCCTCCAGGTGGTCCCTGGTGCCTAACCATAGCACTGGAGACTACACAAGCTCCCAAATCGCAAATATCTCCCAAGTAGCCGGTGGGGACGTGTCCGCAGCCTTGGAGGGCGGTGGAGTCGTCACCAAGATGTTTACGGTAACGTCCGTTGACGCAAAGGGAGTGTTGCAGCTTACATGGGCGAATATTGCGGGAGGAGCGCATATCTTTTGCCCGCTCGCTTGGGATCTCTCTGGGATTCATGTTTCGGGAGCGCCGACCCTCGATCCCGCCCAAGAGCTTAATCTATGGATTTCTTCCTCGGGAGTGAGTCAATTTCTAAATGAAGATACTAATGCGACCGATGATCCTACGGACCGCTTTCGTTGCGCATCCGGGTTAGACACGTTATTCGGTCTTAATAGGGTTAGGATTTCTTGGTCTACTGCTGGAGGGTCGAGACGTTGGGAAGTCCCTATGTAATCTAAATTACACTAATCCATCTATACGTTAGATCAATTACAGTAAGATGCCTACTCTAAGTAACGTCCAGGGGATAATCCCCTCTCTCGCCACGGCTGGCGGGATCGACGTGCTTCGGGCTTCCGCCCCGACAATAAATGCTCGCTTCGCCGCCGTGCCTGGAGTGCGCACAACCATTCACGTAGAGCCCGTAGTCGTCCATAATCTATCGGGTCGAGATATCCCGGCCGATAGGCCAGAGGCAAATCGAAACCGAGAGAACATCGAAATCTATACTTATGATCGATTGTTCGTTTCCGACGACGGAAAGGATTGCGATATTGTAGTTTATCGCAATAGACAATATCAAGTATATCTAACCATGGATTACACCCTTCAAGGTGGGTGTTACATTAGCTATGCTGATTTAGCTGACAAACAAAACAATGTCTAATATGCGGATAGATCGGATGCAGGCGGGGCTAGGACAGATGATCCTTACGGCCCTAGGCCCATCTACGTCCGTGAGCTGGGTTTATGGGGAAATCTCTTTTGATTCTTTGCCAAATGATTTTGTCAGTCTCTCGATTCTTAGCGGGCCTTTGCCCGCTCGTAACCGATTCCCATCTGGCTCTCCTTGTGTTTTTCCTCCATCTATAATCGATTTTTCGATCGATGCAGTGTCGATCGGGTCCCTTGACCGGATCACAATTAACGAAGTTGACTATTCTCACGACGTCGGAGCACTCGATACGGTGACGATCATCCGTGATGCTATCTTGGCTTTAATGGTCGCCGATGCTGAATATGTCTCTTGGACGGCGGTAGCCCTTGGGGCTGACGCCATCCGGGTGACCTCACCCGTGACGGGGATCTTCCAAGCTGGATACCTCGGGGATATCTCTCACGTGGCTTCTTATCACGCCACGTCGGTTCAAATCCGAGAATCCTCCAAAACATTTAATATCCAAATCCAGGCTCTTTCAAAATCGAGAGAACCTTACAATGGGGCTTGGTCGATGATTAGCCAGATCCAAGATGCTATCATGACACAATCAGTAATCGATAGCCTCTATGATGATTATGGGATTGTGCTCCACGACCCCGTAAGTAATGATCCCCAAAACCTAAGTGCCCTCGCTGGGCCCAATTGGGAGACCCGAGCCAACCTTGACCTTAAGGTCAATCTTGCCTCGACGATCTCCGTCGCCGTCGACTATTTCGACGCCGTCGAAATGACCATTTCCCCTTCGGGATTCCCCGAAGAATCCTTTATTGTTGCCGCTTAAGTAGGATTTTCAAATGCCTAATATTACAGAATTTGTAGACGTTTCCATTTCCGTGCAAGGCAAGGTTTTGCAAGGATTTAACTTTGGGTCTTTGATCGGTGTCTTTACCCAAGATGTCGATCTAAATCGCCAGAGCGGCCCTTACGAGACTATCGAGGACCTGGAGGCGGCCGGCTTTACGGCGGCCGCAGCGCCCGAAGTGCACTATTGGGCGACTTCGGTTTTCTCTCAAAGTCCCTCGATTAACTCCGTTACCGTGGGTCGTCGGGTCCCGAGCACCGGCGGAGACGCCATGCAGGTATGGCAATTCGACGCTTCTGGCCCGACCTACGTCGATCAGACGGACGAATTTAATTCGTCTGCGGTAGCCGATTGGGACATTTTCCCGGCCGTCGATGCGATCGGGGATGCTGCTATTTTCATGGCTCCAGAGCCCTTTAGCAAGCTAACACTCGACTCGACCGGCGGCACCGCAGGTACCGTGGGTGTAGTGGCGTGGGAGTATTGGGACGGGTCCGCTTGGACCGCCCTGACTGGCGTGGTAGACGGGACTTCATCCTTTACGGCGGCCGTCTCGGCGGGTCAGGTGGTCTCTTGGACTCTCCCGGTTAATATGGCTCCAGTGGTCATTAATGGATCCACTCTCGGCTATGCAGTCAGAGCTAGGATTACCACGGTGTACACAATTAATCCGGTGTATGATAGTGGTACCCTGGGAGGAGACGCCTCTTGGGATGCTACAATGACGGCTATCCAATCGGCCAATCCTAATGGGTTCTATTTCGTCAATATCGAAAGCCGAGTAAAGGCTGATATTCTTGCGGTAGCCGCTTGGGTGACCGCAAGAAGCCAGGATTATTTTTTCAACGCCCAGAGCTCCGATTCCGACTTTTTGAACGGCGTCGCCTCTAACGTGGGAGAGGAGCTCCAAACTTCGGGTTACAAAAAGGTCGCTTTGTGGTACCACGCTACGGATAGCGGGTCGGCGGATGGTTACCTCGACGGCGCCGTATCGAGTCGATGCGGAGCATTCGACCTCGACGCACCCGCTGGGGTAGGCGTGTGGGCCTTCAAGTCCCTTGAAGGCGTGACTCTCGACACGATCACCACGGCCCAAAGTAATGCTATCTATGGGGTCAATGGTAACATGTATGCCCTCACCGAGACCGTGGTATTTACCTCTAAGGGGACCACGGCATATGGAGCGCCTTACTTTATCGACGTAGCGACTACCTTGGCTTGGACCAAGAAGAGATCGCAAGAAAGCATCCTTAACTCCATGGTCAGCACCCAGACAAAGATCCCCTACACTAATGGTGGTTTTAACCTGATCGCTACGGCTATCCAGTCGCCGCAAGACACGGGAGTATCAGCGGGCCACTACTCGCCGGACATCCTTCCGACGATTAGTTATCTTAAGATCAAGGATATCCCCGTGGCCGATAAGCAAGCACGGATCGCACGATTCCAAGCAACCTTCGTTTTCGCTGGTGCCATCCAAAAGGTCGTACTTACTATCGCCGCAAGTTTCTGATATAAGGAGGAATATAGACAATGTCAACTAGACAATATAGCCCCGCTTCCCTGGAGGCCGCTTGGCAAGGCATCGACCTCAAAGCCGGGTGGGCTCAAGCTACCTTTATGCAGGAGACCCGCACCACTCCAAGCTGGGCCCAAAAGGCCACTTTGAATGGATCGGCGATCCGAACCTATAATGCCGACCGGACGAGCACCCTATCTATGGTAATCGTCCGGGAGTCAATTCAGTTCGGTCAGCTTATGGAGGCGGCGGCCCGTGATCGGGCCGATCTAAACGTAGTGGGTCCTCTCGTGGTGCTCGACCCGATCTCGGGCCGAACTCTGACCTATAAGAATGCTTATTTGATTACCGACCCCGATGAACCCTTTGACGTCGCTGCAAGCGATATCACGTTTGTCTGGGCTTTCGAGTCCGTCAATAAGGCGGACCCGACTCCTAACGCTAACGTTGTAGGGAGCTGATTAAATGCGTCAATACGTCCCAGGTGAAGTCCAGATTAGCTGGTTCGGCCTTGACCTGACCGAAGGTCTAAGTCAAGGATCATTCCTGAAATTTAGACGAAATAAAAGCACCTGGACATGGCTCCCTAATGGCCTTGGTGGTGGCGTCAGGATGCACACTAAGGACCGGAGCGGCGAAGTCGACCTTGAGATCGAGACCGCCTCTCGGACCCACCAAGAGCTCCTTACGCTGGCAAGTGCAGATAATATCACGGGACATATCACGGGACCTATGATTATATCTGACCTTAACACAAGGGAGAGATTCTCCCTTAGAGGGGCTTTTATCCTGACCGAGCCGGACGAACAAAGGTCTAATCAATCATTGCCTATTACTTGGACTTGGGCTTTTATCAGTATTAATCATAGCCCTAATCTAAGGGATCTTAACGTTGTGGGGTCGTAACCCAAAAGGAAAGTAAGATGAAAAGAGAGTATTTCAAAATCCGAGAAACACGAAAAAGGAAGTTTGGCGAGGTCGAGCTATCTTGCACCCAAATGAGTGTGCCTGATAGCCTTGACCTTTGGCCCCGCCTCGGGGCCCTAGTCGGTCAGGATATCATTCAATTGATCCTTAGCGCTAGCGAAAAAGAGGCCAAGGCCATAACGGACAATAAGGAGATAGTAGCCCAGATTGTTACCGGGATCCTTAATAACGCCCAAGAAGGCCAGCTTAAGATTCTCCCTGAAATCATCGAAAAGAGCAATGTCACAATCGATGCAATCACCATCGAAGGCGAGAAAATGGTCGATATGAAACTCCATCTTTGCCTCGGTCTTATCGAGCCGATGGAAATGTTTGAGATTGTCCTCTGGTGTCTTGGAGTGTCTTTCGAGACGCCCTGAGCCGGACTCCACTAGAAGAGTGGGAATCGGCATTAGCGGACGAGCAAGCGGATCGTCATAAGGGAATCAAACTTAAGAATGTACACCCCCTAATCTATCTTGCGTGTATCGAAGGTGGGGATAGGATCAATGCAGACACCCTGGAAAGGGTTATGTATACATGGAATCTTAAGATATTCCAAGATCACCTCGAAATGAAAGAGGTGTTAGCCTCTATGCAAGATGCCTCCCTCCGCAACCTACAGGCTAAACACGGGGCCCCCGACCAAAATAAAGCGCCGATAGTCCCCTCCCCATTTAAGGGGGATGCTTGGGATAGTATCGATTACGAGGAGCGATGACGACTATATCAGACCTACTTATTAAGATCGGTGTAAAGGCCGAAGGCTTGGATAAGTACCGAAAACAGCTAGAGGATCTAGGGGACGAGGGAGAAGACGCCGGGAAGAAAGTCAGCGATGGGGCCGAAAAAGGAGAGAAGAGTGTCAAGGCATTAGGTAAGGCTGCGGAGATTTCCTCCAGCGCCCTCGGCACTATGGCCAAAGGCGTCGGAGCGATCTTTGCGGCCGGAGCCGCACTCTTTGCTCTAGTCGAACAAGTCGCCGGGGTTAATGATGCCCAAACCAAGTTAGCCGCCGCTACAGGTCTTTCGACCGATGAATTCGAGAGGCTTGCTTTTGCCGCAAAACAAAGCGGAATCGAAGAATCCGCACTATCGAAAGATATCTTGGTTTTGCGAAAAAACCTAGATACCTTTGCCGAGACCGGGGCGGGACCGGCCGGCACGGCGTTGTCGAGCCTGGGGCTCTCACTGGCTGATTTAAGTGGAGAATCGGCCGAGAATCAATTGGGGATTATCTCAGAGTCCCTAATGCAAGTAGGGGACGAGGCCCAACAAGCTATTATAGCCGCCCAGCTTTTCGGAGAGGAAGGCGGCCCGAAGATGGCATCCTTGCTCGCCGAAGGCGCTGACGGAATCAAGGCGTTAGGCGACCAGGTTGCCCATATTGATATCGATAAGCGTGCTAACTTTACGGAGTTTATCAATCAAATAGGTAAGGCGAAAGAGGCTGGCATGGCTCTGCTCGTGCAAGTTCTAGAACCCTTGCTCCCCGTGATCCTCTCCCTTGGCGAGAAGATCGGCGGGCTGGTGCAAAAGCTAGCCGATACCGGCGTCCTCGACAAATTATCCGAGACGATTACGGTTCTTCTGAACGTGGTCGTCGAAGCTATCGATCAAATCTTCCCATTGATCGAAGAGATTATAAAGGGCGGATTGTTGGACTCGGTTTTAAACACGATCAAGCTATTAGGTCCGATCATAACTAATCTTATATCGATCATCCTCCCATTCTTATCTAACGTTATCGGAGCTATCAAATTCCAGGTTGACCTCTTTAATATAGTTCTCGGAGTGATGTCCAAGATCCTTGGGGTGGTTACCGACCTAATCTCTGGATTCCGAGAATGGTTCTCGTCTATTCCTTTCGTGAAAGATATCGCCGATGGGATGGGAGCCGTAGCCGACCAGGTGTCGTCTCTGGCGACCGCTCTCGGCATCGGAACGCAAAAGGCCAAGGAGCTCGACGCAGCCCTCGGGAGCATCGGAGCAAAGAAACTATACGGCAAAGCCGAGGATTTCTTTGGCGAGAAAACTAAGGGAGTCCGAGGCAAGCTAGAGGCCGAGGACGCTAGACGTAAGGCCATCGACAAAGAGCAAAAGCAAGGTCAGAGAAGGGATCAATTACTCTCCAAAGGAAAGAGCCTTAAGAAAGAAAAGAAAGGTCTGACCAAGGATGAGGTAACCGAGCTTATTACCCTGGGTGTCGATGAAAAGACCGCCCAAGGTTTGGGAGTCAAAACTGGAGGAGGTGGCAAGGGGAAGAAAAAGGAAGTCACCTCGGACGTCTCCCTAGAGGATTCCATCTTGGCGATCCGCACGGGGTCTAACGACCCCAAGGCGCTCGCCGCACTTGCTAAGACCCTTTCGGCCAAGACCCCATCTACCAAAGACATCAAACCTACCGTAGCTATCGATTTCTGGAATTTCCAGGTAACCCAGCATATTAAGGGGACTGGCGATCCAAAGGCTACGGCGGATATGTCTACCGCCCAGATCGTAAAGACCTTTAAGAAGGCCACGGCAAAGGCTGGTCAATCCTTGGCAGGCACCCTAGTAGGATAACGTAATGGCGCTTACATTAAATGCGAGTAGTGGGAATCTCTCCCAAATGACTACGTGCGTGTACCGGCTACTCGCCCCGGTCTTTTCCGTGCCGATCGAGCCGCTATTAGACATTATCCCCGGGGTCACGGGTAACCGTGTGCCCATTGATCTGGTCGAATCGGAGAATTGGAATGATTCTTTTGATGTGACCGATCACGCCGTGCAGGATTTCGCCACAATCCAGAACAATGTGCATATTGCACCAAGGATCCTATCGGTGTCCGGTGTGCTTACTGGGATATTCCAGAGCGTCGTGGGGCCGATCGCCGGAGGCGGAGGGCCTCCGGGATTCCGGGCTGACCTTCAAAAGCTCGGGAGCCTGAGAGCCCTTGCACGGGCTCGTCAACCCGTATTAGTCATTACACCTAGAGACTCGGTAATTAGCCTAATCACTAGTATCGATGATGCTTGGGATCCTGAACTCGGAGAGAATACTAGATTCTCTATATCATTCAAGGAGGTTAGATTGGTAAGCCCGCTTACAGGATCCATCGCTCCCGATACCGCAGCGCAATTGGCGGGTAATAACAAAAGCTCGGGAGGCGGTCAGCAAGTCCCACAAGACCAAGCCCAACAATTCGGGTCCCAATCCAATCCTCTGGTTACTCCTTATCCGCTATAGGCTACCTATGGGCACCCTAAAACTAACGATTCAACAAAACGGATCCTCTAATCTAAAGACCACTATGGTGCTCGATGGGGTCCAGATCGGGTTTGAATTCTTTTATAATGGGTTCAGCGATCGATGGCAAATGAACCTATTGAATCCCCAGACATTAGATCCATTCCTAAGTGGTCTAGGGTTAACCCTCGGGACCGACTTGCTCGGGCCCTATAGGTATTTAGGGGATCAAAGCCTGATCCCTCCAGGGCCTCTATGGGTGCTCGACGTAGAGGGATTAGGCAATGATCCCACAAAGGATTCTTTTCTTAATGGTCAGTCGATCCTATTGTATCAAACCCAAAATAACTAATGTCCCTAGAGATCTATCGCAATTATCTTAACGTTGGAGCCCGGGTCACAATAGGCACGGGATCCCTCGTGGTAACTGTGACTGATCAAGGGGATGGGTGCCGGATCGTTTGGGATGTCGCAAAAAGTGCGACTCCCAATGCCGACACGGCATCCGTCAAGATATACAACCTTTCCCAATCCCATCGATTGACCCTCCAACAACTCGCCGCACTAAAGGGGTTCGGCTGGAAAGCCCAATTAGAGATCGGATATGATAATGTCCTTTCTCACCTTATCGAAGGGAAGGTATGGAAGATCCGGCCCGAGGTCTACGAGAGCCCCGTCGATATCGTGAGCGAGATCGAGTTCGGCGACGGTCTCCAGGAAATGCGGGACGCCGACCCCAACTCGATCTCGATTAACGATGGATTTTGGATCGCCTCCGTGCGAGCGATAGCCCGGCAAATGGGGCTTATGGTGAGCCCCCAATTTACGGCGGCGCTGACGTCTGCGCCGAACGCCATCGCTACCCCTATATTCTCCGTTTGCCTGGATAATAATCCTAGAGATAACCTAGACTCCATTGTCGCTTCCCTAGGTCCCGGGTATTCATGGGCCGTCCAAAATGGATACATAGTAATGCTCATTAAGGGATACCTTAATGATCTTACGCCACCGCAAATCCTAAGCCCCTCGACGGGCCTGCTCACCTTCGTCGTGCGAGACGACGGCGGGATCGACGCTACCGCTCTCGCCCATCCTTCCGTCGTCCCAGGAGGCGGTGTGATCTTCCAAAATATATTTGGCGTCCCCCAAGCGGCTGGGCTTTGCCGGGTCGAAACCGTAACCTTCTCGGGGGATAGCTATAGTGATAGCACTATGTCTATCCTTGCCAGGCCATTAACATAAAGAGAGATATAAAATGGGACGTGAGAATAGAACGGGTGTTTTCGATTCCAAGCAAGAGATGGAGCTGGACGAGCTCTTCCGAGCCGAAGAGCGAAAGATAGCTTTAAAGCTGCGTACGAGTGTGGCATGCCAAGTCGTAGCCACTACGGCGCAGCCGTTAGGCTTCGACCCGGCGACCCAAAAGGTCTCGCTCGAACTCGCACCCCGGCCCGTAATCATTAATAAGGAGCAAGCGGATCAGGACATTGTGCAGCCCCCTATCGTCCTGCAAAATATCCCCGTGGCTTTTCCGAGGACGAGTCAAGGATATATAACCTTCCCGATCGCCGTAGGCGACACGGGCGAATTGATTATCCAGGATCGATCGATCGCTAAATGGATGGGTACGGGAGTGGCTCAGGACCCGGGATTCCGTTGGACTCATAATCCCCAAGATGGGGTTTTTCATCCGGGCTTACACCCGGATACCTCTCCGATTACCCCACCCGTCGACTTGACGGCGACGGTAGTCGACGGGACGCTAATCAAGATAGGTAGAAATGCGACTAGCTTCGCCTTGAAGGCCGAGCTCCTCGACGCCCTCGACGCTTTCGCCAATGCCGTCCCTGTCCCCAATGATGGCGGCGCAGCGATTCAAACGGCCTTTAAGGCTGTTTATCTCGCACTCGCTCCCATCCTTGCAACAACGAAAACCCAAATCGAATAAATCGATTATATCACCTTACAATGTAAGGTAGAATACGAAAATGGATCTAAAGTCAGACTCGAATGGAGGTTACGATATTGATCTCACGGACGGCGAGCTAAGCCTTGTCACGGGAGGAGAGGCGATCGCCCAAGATATTGTCATGGCGCTACGTACGTTTCTCGGCGAGTCCGTCTACGATCGTAACGCCGGGGTCCCATGGGTTCAAATCATTTTTGAAAAAAATACTCCCCTTTTCGTGGTCGAGCAAATCTTGCGCAATCAAATCCTCGCTAGACCTGGAGTGATCAGTATTCAATCATTCCAGCAGACTCTCGATCCGATCACGAGAGTCTACACCGCACAATGTAATGTATTCACTTCGGCCGGCGAACTGAATATCGATTTCGGCACAAGCTTGTAATAGCTTGTAAGGGACCTTTATTATGCCACTAATCCTAGATGCTGATGGCCTCACAATTCAAACCCAAGAGGAGATTTTCAATGAGCTCGCAAGCCTTGTAAAGACCTCTTTCGGAGCGAATACAAACACCTCGATCAGCTCTTGGATGGGGCAAATCCTTAACATCGTTAGTGAATTCGTTGCTTTCAACCAGCAGGGGTTGCTTGCGAGTTATGCTAGCTTTGATCCCTCCCAAGCGGAGGGAGTCGTGCTCGACGCCAGAGCGGCGCTCACGGGCTCCCTCCGAAGGGGAGAGACCTACTCGACCGTAACGGGGCTTATTGAATTCTCGGGCCCGTCCGTGGTACCTGACGGGTCCCAAATCCGCAATGATGATAATCAGTCCGTATGGGAATCCATTAACGGTCCTTATACGGACGGCGGCGGACCCTATCCCGAGCTTGTACCGGCCCAATTCCAGGCGGTCGATCCCGGTCCTATCTTGGCGCAGGCAAATACCAATTGGAGCACGGTGAGCGTTATCGCCGGATTTGCTGATTATAGCAATCCCGCCGATGACGCCGACCTAGGTCGACTATCCGAGTCCGATGGTGCTTTCAGGGACCGACGAAATGTCGAGCTTTTTTCGAAGACGGCCGGACCAAGGGCGGCGATCTCGGCGCAGGTGTCTAAAATCAGCTCAGCCAATGGGACGATCGATTACGTCCGTACGTATCATAATCCGACCCTAAGCCCCACGGACTCCAATGGAGTCCCATTTAAAGCTTATAATGTAGTGGTCCGTACGACCCCCGACCCTTGCCCATTGGCTTTACAGCAAGAAATCTTTGATGTTCTATTGCAAGCCACGGGGGCCGGAGGCCAAGCGTACGGCACATCTTACACCGGGACCGCTACCGACATCGAAGGCCAAACCCAAGATATGGCTTTCGATCGCCTACTTGATCTCGACGTTTACATTCAGTTCGATATCTATACTTTGAACAATGGTCAGGTATTCCCGCCAGACAAACAACAAATGGCGGATATCATTAGGGCCTATGTACTCGAACAAGCAATCCTCCAATATCGAGTGATCGGAGGATTAGTCCTTGTGGACGATATTCAATTCCTGGCTTGGACGCTGAAAGCTAATGGGACGATTAAGGGTGTGACTAACATTGACACGACCATGTCCGATGATGGGATCACATACAATGCCAATGGGGTGGTCGTCGGTGTGCGGCGTATCGCCACCTACGACTCCCCAAGGATCCTAATTAACATCGACGGAGCACCTTACTAATGGCTAATATCGTACTCCTTGCCGAGACCGAAAGGCCACTTATCCAGACCGTTAGTCTGGCTAATGGAGGGAAATTCCGAACTCTAATGGGAGATCTCACGACTCCCATGGAGGAGTTTGATTCGGTCTCTTTGGGGATAATCCAAGCCTTCGATGTGGATACCGCCGAGGGTGACCAGCTCGATAAAATAGGTACGATTCTTAACCTCCCAAGAGCCGGATATACTGACACTCGATATCGGGTGTTTCTAAAGATCCAAATAGATATTTACACCGCACAAAATGCGGATCGGGATGGGACCACGGCCAATTGGACTGGTTCTCACAATGGGGTGCTGCGCATAATCAGGGCATTTATTGGGCCCACTCCAGGCGAAGATATTGTTATCACCCCTTACTATCCCTATTCATTCGAATTCACTTTACCTCTCTCGGTGCTCCCCTTGCCATTAGAGGAATACCAGTTACTCTTTAGGTTTATTAGACAAGCGATTTACGCCGCCGTCCTCGGCTATAGCGAAATCGGGTTCGACGCTCTCGTGTGGGGATCGGACTGGGGAGTAGTCCCGTCCGCTTCCATTTGGGGATCCGGCTCGGGAGCGGTCCTCGGGGCCGGTCTTTGGGGCGGGGTTTTCTCGACCGAGGAATTGGAGTTCATGCCCTGACGCTTAAAAGGAGATTATAGAATCATGCCAACAAAACCATCCTCTACATTCGTCTGGGCCAAAAACCCCAATTACACGGTAGGTCCCTTTATCGGATCCTCGACCAAGCTCACTGACCCGCAAGGGTCGACCGAAGGGTCTGTCCCGGGCGATACTATCATTGCGGAATATATCAATCAGAACTTTAATATTACGGGGAACTGGCTCACGGATTGGCTGAATCAAGGATCAGCTTCGGCTGACCTCGATTCGCATATTGTCGAGACCGATACGGACGGGGCTAGCGCCCTAGCCGTCCTCGCCCTCGGTGGTACCACGGCTTCGGATTTCCCTCTATTCATAAGTAAGAATACTGGAGATCCTAGCACCTGCATTCAGGGCATTAATGATGCAGGATCCGTAGCGATTTTTAAGGGTTCGGGGGCATTTGCCACGGTCTCGGCCGAGGCGTCGGACGTCAGCGGTCAGGCGATCTCGGCGTCGCACTCGGCCGCCGGTACGGCCATCGCTGCGACGGCGGCAACGGGCAAGGCGATCGTAGCGACCTCGACCTCGGGGACGGGAGTCGAGTCGAGCTCGACCTCGGGATTCGCCGGGCTTTTCACTTCCAATGGAAACCTAGCCGCATTAAGAGGTGTTTCCTCTTCTGCTTCTGGACCGGCTTTGGAGGGTCTTAACCTTGTTTCAACGGGCATCGGTGTCAAGGGCCAAGCCAATTCTGGGACCGGCCTTTATGGTCAATCAAACCTAGGTATCGCCATCGATGGCGTAGCCACTACGGGCATCGCCGGTCGATTTACTTCGACCATCGGTCGAGCGGTTATCGCATCTAATTCATCGGCTGGAGTGCAGGCGATTGAAGCGAGCAATAGCTCGACAACCGGAGTGGGTCTTTTTGCCACTACGAATAACGTCCTGAGTACCTCGGCGGCGAAAGCCATATGGGGCAAGTCGGAGGGATCTGGAGTGGGGGTATTCGGTGAATCGAGTAGCGGCATAGGAGTGCGGGGTAAGACTTCGGGTTTATTTGCGGAGGGGGTACTGGGAGAGAGTGTCGATGGGACTGGTGTGCAGGGCACTGGGATGATCGGAGTCAAAGGTTCAGGGATCAGCTCTTATGGGGTTGCTGGGCTTAGCCAGAATTCTAACGGGGTAATCGCTGCTTCATTGACTGATACTGCGCTCCGTGTGCAAGCTATCACGGATAACACCGCCCCGGTTCGCATCGATCCTAATGGAAGCACCCCAGCGGCGATTGAAGAAGGAAACCTTTTCTTCCAAGGAGTCAATAAAAATCTTTTCTTTGTCACCGAGCCTTCGGGTGGGGGTGCTCCAAAGGCTTTCGCCGCTTGGGGCACCCAGAAAGGATTTGTCGAAGGGTTCGGTTTCGACGACTTTCAGAAATTTTTACCGCTTGGCATTGAAACAACTGTAGTAACTACCTCCCTTGTTAATCCGCATTTTCCTCGCATTATTGGATACATCGAGATCACAGCGGAATTCTACGTCAGTTCGGGGCCTGGAACGATAGGCTGGAAAATCAAAGATACTACATCAGCGGTGGAGATAGGTCTAGGCACATTTGTATATAACACACATATTAATGGAAAGATGACTCGTAGATACCTTGTTCCGGCAACCGGAACAAGGAGTTTCTCATTGACTTTAAAAAGCTCAATTGTTGGATCCCTTTATGAATGGGCCACCCTCTCCATCAAAGGCGTCTTTGACACCGCTACGACATGATAGGTATTCCCATGGCCAAAGCAAAGGAAAAGAAACCTAAAGAAAAGAAGGAGACCGATATCGAAAAGGCTACCCGTGAGCTACGCTCTACGGCGTCGCTCACGGCCGAAATGGTTGCCGAAGCCGGACGGCTTTCCAAGGCCGGAGTGCCGCCATCGCTGATCCGCCAGCGGTGGTCAGTGCACCCCCAAACCTGGCATTCTTGGCTCCGAAGGGGCCGAGCCGAAATCTCCGATTGGAGAGACGGTAAAGCCCAGCTCGGCCTTCAATCGGCTCTAGTCCATGCCATCGAGTCGGGCGAGGTCGACTCGTTCGAAGCGATCCTTAAAGAAGGGAGAAAGATCTCTTTCCTCGAACGGCGCTATAGACGCCATTTCGAGGATATGGAGTTGGATCAGGAATCGGGAGAACTCAAAGATCCCAAGGCGGCTGCAATCGCCGCATTAGAAAAAATGTTTTCAAAGTGACCTAAATGTGGGAGCCTGATTACACCTTAGCCGATCGGCTTAAAGCCTTGACCCCCGAACAAAGGGGTCAATTCTTCGGTTCATTGGAGGTAGATGAAATCCAGGATTTAGCTTCGGATTGGACCCTTCAAGCGATGGACCACCAAAGGATGCCTAAAGGCGCTTGGCGTTGGTGGGTCATGCGTTGCGGAAGGGCCGCTGGAAAGACCTACGCCGCCGCTCACTGGACCCACGAGGTAGCCAGACAAGGCCATGATCTATTAGGTGGGGGGGAGATCGGGATCATCGGCCGGACCGAGGCGGACGCAATTAAGGTCATGGTAGAGGGCCCTTCCGGTCTACTCGCCACGGCCCCAAAGGGGTTTATCCCCAAATGGAATCGTAGCGATCGGACACTTGTTTGGCCTAATGGGGTGGTCGGGCGAGTGTGCTCCGCAATGACCTCCCTACGTGGTAATCACTGGGGATGGGTCTGGGCCGATGAAGTATGTTTTTGGCGAGACGTCGACAAAGTATGGAATGAAGATATTGAATTCGCCCTCCGGGCCGGAGAATGGGCACGAGGGATTATCTCGACTACCCCTCTACCTCACCCCTTTCTTCGAGAGATCGAAAAGAATCACAGGACCAAAACCACCCATTCGAGCACCTATGCTAATAGGTATTTGAGCCAGCAAATCTTATCAGGGTTTGAGGAGAAATTCAAGGGGACCCGAAGAGAAAGGCAAGAACTATGGGGGGAATATATCGATGAGGTAATTGGGGCATTATGGACCCATAACCTTATTAGCGATACACGGTCGGATTTCGAGCATTCGGAAAGCTCCGAAGCCGAAATGGTCGCCGCTTGCGGCCTTCAATACGTAGTCGTAGCAATCGATCCCTCGGTCTCCAATGGAGAGAAAAGCGATGAAGCCGGCATTATCGTCGCCGGTCGAGACGGCGCCGGCCATGCCTACATCCTAGAGGATCTTTCCATGAAAGCTGATCCCGCTGATTGGGCCCGATGCGCTGTCGACGCTTACCGCAGATGGGGAGCCAATAAGATCATTGCGGAGAAAAACCAGGGCGGAAAACTAGTCGAGGACGTTATCAGGCAATTTGGGAAGAATCTACCTATCGAGCTTATTTGGGCTTCCGTAGGCAAGGTCAGCCGAGCCGAGCCGGTATCCGTCCTTTATGAGAGACACAAAGTACATCATTGCGGAGTCTTTCGAGAACTGGAAACGCAGCAATGCGATTGGGTCCCAGGGTCCAATAACAAATCCCCTGATAGAATGGATGCTTTAGTTTATGCGGTTACCGCTCTATTGCTTCCTAAAGAGCAACCAGTAGGACCCTTACGGGCTTACGACCTTACTTTGTTCGGTATTCCGAAAAGGTAATATATGAAAAAGAAAACTACTACTATAGCCCCTCTCCAAAGGAATGATGATATGGCCAATGGCTTAACGGGTCTTAGCGGACCTCCAGACAAATCATCCTATTCTTTCTTCCAAAGAAACCCTAGATTATCTTGGGAAGAATTGGATGCCATGTATATCGATGATCCGATGGCGGCGAGGATAGTTAATCGGATCGTCGAGGACGCACTCCGCACGAGCTGGAAGCTCGTGGGGACCGATATCCCTATTGACATGGCCAAGCTAAAGAGCGATTTGGCCGACCGTCAGGTCGATCAAACGCTGGGAAAGATCTGGACCCAAGGGCGCAAATACGGAGGATGCTTGGGCGTCCTAAGCGCTCAAGACGGTGGGAAGATGAATACCCCATTAGATCTATCCAAGGTAATGGGGCTTAACCGGATCCAAGTAGTGAGCTCCCCTTGGGCCCAACCCGATACTTGGGACGGCGGACTCGGCTCCTTCGGATTCGCCAGTCCCACGTATTATAACTTTCTTTTGCCCTCCTCCGAGAATGGGAGGATTACCCAGATCCATCGCTCTCGGGTGATCCGCATAGACGCTATCGAGCTCGACGGATGGAGCATGATGCGTTATGGGGGTTGGGCTCCCTCGGCGCTGCAATCGGTACAAACCTCCCTACGTCAGCTCGGGGAGGTCCTAGGCTATTGTCGTGCCATTATGCACGATGCCTCTATCGAGGTCTACAAGCTGACTGACTATCGAAACCAGGCTTGCGGGTCCCCCGGGGAGAAAGACAACCTAAGAGAATACTTTGAACAAATCCGACTTATGAAGGACGTCCTTCATATGCTGGTTATCGACGGAGCCGATAGCCTCGAATCCCACGAAAGGAATCTTTCTGGTCTCGATAGTATGATCGATCGATTTGTCGATGCGCTCGTTCGGTCGACACCCGAGCCTCGCTCCGTCCTACTAGGTGAGACCCCGGGCGGGCTAAATGCTAATGCAGATAGCGAAATCCGCTCTTGGTACGACTATGTCGATTCCCAGAGAAAAAAGATTCTTAATCCGGCATTGGATAGAATCCTCCAGATCCATTTCGCCATCCAGCAGAATCGGACCGGCGAAGCCGTACCGACCCGATGGACTATCGAGTGGGACCCACTATGGCAACCGACGGCCGCCGAGTCCGCCGAGACTGATCTTAAGGTCGCCCAAACGGCACAAATCTATCTTGCTTCGGGGGTCATGAAAAGCGAGGAGATTCGAAATAAGCTGGTCTCGCAAGGATATATTTCGCCAGTGGCAGACGTGGTCGACCCGGCGGTCAAAACCGTGGGACCGGCGCAGGTAGGTGTCTGGACCGGCGTCACGGCCTTGCTAGGGGCGGCTTTCCCGTTGGGAATTCCAAAAGATGTCTTGGCTCGGACCCTCACGTCGCTCGACCCAGAGCGTTACCCCGAGGCGGTGGCCCACGCTTTGCTCGCCACTCCCGAGGATCCCGAGGATCCCAGGCCCTTGGAAGCTGGCCCGGCCTTGATGGCGGACACGCCGGAGGCGTCACCGGAGGCCATGCCGAGCCAGGCTCCCGTGCCTCCCGATTTGTGCTCGACCAAGGAAGCCGCCGCTCGATTGGGGATCCCAACCCTAACGGTTAATAACATGTGCCGTAATGGCACACTCCCGTATTGGGGATTTGGAAATCATAAGCAGGTTTCCATGGCTGACGTCCTTGCAATGGGCAAGGCCCACGAATCACCGCCGGAGGCGGAGGAGTCGGAGGACTCGGAATAATGCAATACTTAGGCGGCAAACACTATCAGGCGGCTAAGATCATTCCGATCCTCGAAACCTCTAGAAAACCCGGATCAAGATTTGTCGACGCCTGTTGTGGGTCTTTGAACATCGTATCAAAGATAAGCGGTGATCGCTTAGCCAACGACGCTTGCGTACCTCTAATAAGTCTTTTCAGAGGATGGCAGGAAGGATGGCGCCCTCCTGAGTTTATCAGTGAGGAAGAATACGCCATTATCAAAAACGGGTCTAGGGACCCCCGGGATCCGCTGACCGCTTTTGCGGGGTTCGGTTTGAGCTACGGAGGGAAATATTTCGACACCTTTGCGAGAGCTTGGAAAACTCCGGCCGGAAAGCGGACCAAATACGTAGACGGAGCTACGCCGGTGGATTTCTCCTCACTCGCCGCCAACGGTTTAGCTCGCAAAATGGCTAAATGCCAAGGCGTCGAGTGGTCCTCTAAGGATCTTTTCGACTTGGATATCCGGCCCGACGATTTGGTCTACATCGATCCTCCCTACTTTGGTAGGGAGCAGTACACCTATTTCGGTAAATCCGACTTTGACTACGAAAGGATGATCGATCAAGCCGACACTTGGGCTCGTTCGGGAGCAACAGTATTCATTTCCGAGTTCGCCCAGCAATCCCCCACTTGGGAGAGAGTTGGTGAGTTCAGGACTAACGGGTCTTTCACACGTGGGAGCAAACAAAAAAAGACGGATAAACTCTTTCGAGTTATTCCCACTTCCTAAGTCGGTCGAAAACCATAAATAAAGAGAAAGGGAGGGTAGGCGTACGCCTACCCTCCCTTTCTTCGTAAAGCTCTAAAGCCAGAGCTTTACATTTCTTTTCCAAAGTTATGAAACCCAAAGACCAGCCGGTGGCAAACAGACTTTTCCGAAATCGGCATATACTGGCCATCCGACGTCATCTAGGATTCGATCCCCGATCTCCCTTACCCTACTAGTGAGATCCGGGTCGTGAGCTTCCTCCTCAAAGGAGGAAAAGCTATCAGGAAAGACCGCAAAGGTTGAATGAGAGGGTAGGCCCTCCTTGGGCGATGGCCGAAGGCGATCATCCAGATAGATCTGGAGTTCAGTCAAAAAATAAAAGAGATGTTTGTCCTCATTATAATGAGGAAGATTTATCACCATTGAAAGGTGGTCTAAACGTCGTGTAGTAAAGTTCATTATAATCCCTCCTTTATGTACTCTCTGATAGAGAGATCCTCAAAAGTCGTCCCACAATTTACACACTTCGATGGCTACCTCTATCCGCTTTTTCTCGGACGGAGGTAGCCATCGCTCTTTACAAATGGGACATTCCCAGTAGTAAAAGAAGATTACTTCCGTGCAGACCCCATCTCTCGATCGGGGATTGACCCTACCTCGCTCGGCCGTACACGTGAGAGTGCATTGGGGGCATTCTCTCTTTGTCGTCCTCTCCCATTCGTCCATTTAATGGCTGGGTCGATAGGAGGTTTATCTCGCTCGAAAAGGTCGAATTGAGAAAGCCAGCCTTCGTAGTCGTCGGCCCAGTGAGGGTAGACTCTAGGCATTAGGAGATCTCCTGTCCCGATGGCTCTTCGGCCTTCGGCGCTAGCTCGGGCACTAACACCGCCATTCCAAGGATCGCTCGGCGAGGGATCATTTGGAGGTTCTCAAATCGGTCCCCTTGGATCGATTGGCATAAAAGGTAACCCTCATCGGTCTCCGATACCACAAACCCGATTACCGTCACAATGGCGGGTGAAGCCGACTGCACGCCAGCGGACCACCCGGGCGCTTTCGCCGCCTCGGTGTATCCGATGGCCATCATCTTGGGATCCTCTCTATTTAAGTTCATTCTCTAATCTCCTCCTTTTTTTCTCGACATACGCTCTAAGCGCAATATCTGCTGCTTTCAACCATTCGACGGAATCTTCCTTTTCTCGATCGGACAATTGCCCTCCCGAAGAAAGAAAGATTCCGACCAAACGTCCCTTGACTTCGGGTAGGGGATCCGCCCCGGTCCGATTAAAATAGACTTCCCAATCGGTCATAATTTTACACCTCCAAATGCCGTGAGAAAACCCACGACCCACTCTACGTCTCTCCCCTCGCTCATGAGCTCATCGCAACCCACAATAAGGTCAGGGACCACCTGGTGGCGCCAGTAGTCCTGGAGACCTTCCAAGGTCACCACCTCTCCAGGCTCGATGAGGATCTCACCCTCGAAATGCTCGGGTACGAGCCCATCGTAGGTGGGATCCTTGTAATAGTGAATATGGATAATGGTAGTTACACCCTCCTCGGATCGTCGGTTTTCAAAATAAACCGACAATCCGGGGAGGGTTCTACGTAGCCACTTGGCAAAGAGATAAGCTGGAGACATACCTTATATTACAAGTTATAGCCCAAATAAAAACCCCTGCAAGGATAATCCCTTGCAGGGGCCGAAACACCTATTGCATGTGTGCGTCACTATTCTAGGTGTCTCGATAAGTCACTTAAAGATTGGAAGAACAAATGAGCTTGCTCCAGGGGCAGATTACCTCATTATCGATCTCGATACAATTAAAATCGATCCAAGTAAATTCTCCATAAATCTCACTGGATGCTATACAGAGACCCTCGGCCGAGCTCGACCAAGGGTCGCACTCCGCCGTTTGGCCGTCACAATGACAACATCCAGCAAAAGACCATTCCTGAGGTCCTTCGACCTCTTTCATGTCCATACCCTCGGTGCCATCCGTGGAATCTGTATCTTCAGTGGAATCTGTGGATTCTAAATCCCCCATGCTAGTGGGGGACTCGCAATCGACGTAAACGCAAGCCGAGGTCAAAGAAAAGAAAACAAGGGTGGAAAGAATGATTCGCTTGGTGGTCATGGTCTGTCCTCTATACACCCGGGGTCGGCGGGGCGCAAGCCCCTTCTCGATCCCGATCGTGTAAAGATCCTTACGCTATAAAGGATTCACCGAAATTCCTCTTGCCTCCCCTACCTCACGTGTGGCACTCAGTCCCTATGGGTACCTACTTCCCGGATCACATTGAAGAAAACGAAGATTTCATTTCGGGAGAAATACCTATTATCACCGACATCGGGATCTTATGTAACCTTCTTTACACCGCTGGGTGCTGCACTCGATCGGATGAAAACTACGAGAATTTGTGTAAGCTACCTTACGTTCAATATCTCAAAAGTAAACATTGGATCCAAACCTCCAAAAACATCCGATGGCTCGACCGTGAGCGGTGTCAGCGCTGCGGCTCTAATGTCTCCTTGTGTGTGCACCACTACACTTATGAGAATATAGGTAAGGAGCCTTACAGAGATCTAACAACTCTATGCAAGGCTTGCCATCGGGAGATCCATCTATGGCCCACTCGATACCCCGAATTCCATAAAGGGAGGATGCCAAATCCCAAAGATATTATTGGTGGTGGTGTCCCCGACTTCCGTCCGGCTCCCCGGCGACTTCCAGAGGCGCTCGTGATCCGATCGGACCCTCGGATTTTTGGCGCAAAAAAAGCGGGGTAGGCTGCCCTACCCCGCTCATCGAAACCCATGACACACTTCAAACCAGGCTAAGAACCACCAGAGCCTTCGTACTATACTACTCATTATAGATGGATAAGCGAGCGATTTCTTTCTCATGCTGCTTATTTTTCGTTATCCAAGCTCGGTCGAGCGCCTTGGTCGCTCCATAGTGGTTCTGGGTGGCCCTGGTCAGGAGTTCGATCCCGAGCTCCGATCGGCTAAAATCCGAAAGGAGATCGATCTCGCCCATCCCGTCCGAGACCTCCCCGTCCCAGGTCTCGGGCAACTCGGATAGCTTGGGTCGCACCCGCACCCGAGCCCCCATATTAAGGGCTAGGGAGCGGCAAGCCAACCATACATAGTGGGACCAGCTCGACCGTGCCGGATTAAAAGCTGATTTCGGAAAAGTCTGTTTGCGCAGAATTTGCACGAATAGTTCTTGCGCTAAATCATATTTATCCTCGGGATATTGAAGGATCCCGAGTCCGTGACAAAGGCCCCAATGGGCCTGGATCCACCCTAGGATGATTAACCAGGTCTGGTGACCCCCAGAGTTAGTTCGGATTTCGGACGCTAGTGCTTCCTTTTTCATAGTAAGGATCACATTACCGATCGGCCCTTTTCAGCCTTTCGAGAATCTTATCCGTATCCTGCATTACGTTTTTTGAGGGAAAGTAAAAAGATGAAAGAAATTTCGATGTACTCCTTGATATAGAGTCTATCAAGGAGTACATATACACGAGAGCGGAGGCCGGATGGACCGGACCCCGCCGAGCGGAAGAAAAGGATACGATCATGACTACTACTAAGACCACCACCCCCAACCCCTACCTTGTCGACCTCGGGCGAGAGATCGCTGACACTCTTACCATTACCTACCTAGGTAGTGAGGATGGGATCGAGTGGTACGTCGATTCCCAAGACGGGGTCTTCCTGGTGCAGATTAGCGAACTCGATCTAGCTCACCTCGGGCGAGATCGAGGCGAGCTAGATCGAGAGCGCAGCCTCGACTATCAGTCTTTTTGCGACCTGTCAGACGGGGAGCTGATCTACTATGATGAGGATAGGGGCCCTATCCGCCCCGATGGTGTGCCCGACGATATCTGGGCTGAGTTTGTTAGCTGGCCTTGAAGGAGGATTAAAACCATGACTACAAAAAAAACCAAAACGGCCAAACAACTGGCCACACAACTAGCCACCCTGCAACCCGAAGAGCAAATGACCTTGCTTGGGTTCGCCGAGGGGTTGTCCCCGGCGGGCCAAGAGTTGGCCTTGGACATGATCCGTCACCTCGTGGCGGCCGAGGAGCAAGCGGCCAAGGTTGTGGCTGACAAGCCCAGAGCCCCACGCCGGACGGCTAGGGTCCGAGCCGAAGAAGAAAAACAAAGGTTCATTGCATTTTGCAAAAGTAATGCCATACCCTCCGGGGCGATGGAAGATTATTTATCTCGGGTTTTTGCTCGGGAGGGATCTCAGGGGATTAAATTGCGTTGGGATTGGGCATGGGAGTCCGAGGACAGACCAGTCTGGGATGAACCCTCCCTGGTCACGGAGATCACCCAGTGGGCCACGCAATGGGTCCCGTTGTTGGAGTTTGACTGGTGACCTTGGAAGGAGTCCTAAGGAAAAGGGGGGTTAGCAAAGCTAACCCCCCTTTCTTTAAGTGAGGAAACTCACATGAAACAAAAAGAAAAATATCATTATGTCCCCACCGCCCCCGTGCTCGCCGAGATCCGAGCACACCTGCACCAGTCCTTCGGCCCGGAGGGCCAAGGATGGGTCGACGTCTCCGCCCTCGCCAGGGAGCTCTCACGAGGCCACGTGACCGTCCGACAAGCCCTTCGGGCCATAATCTCCGACGGATGGCTAGTGCCTATCGGCACGGCACCAGGCGAGATAAGGGGCCTATATCGGATCGCCCAAGCATAAGGAGGATTAAAACCATGACCGCAAAAAAAACCAAAACCAAAAGGAAGACAAGAACCGGGCCTAGCCCTTGGTGCGCCGTTACCGCATCCGAGGTATCGGGGCTAGAGCCCATGGCCCTGGCTCTATTGCTTCATATGCGCCTCCGGCGCAGGAAAGATAAGCATGTTATCTCCCTTAGCATGCGGGAGATGCGCACATTATTAGGAGGGTGTCGTCAAGCGATCGTCGAGCGGTGTCTCGCTTCGCTCGTGGCCGGGGGCCACATCGCCCCGATGACCTCACCGGCCACACCCGGACCCAAGGTCACGGGGTCCTATCGAGTGGTCTCGGACGGGTTCGGCGAGCCCCAAACTGTACCCGCTGCGGGTACAGGGGGTGTACCCGCAGCGGGTACAGTTTTGACCCAAAGTGTACCCGCTGCGGGTACACAGGATCCCCCCATATACATAGGGGACGGTGCGCTCGCTACGCTCGCTTCCGATCCCCTAGAGTCACTCGCTACGCTCGTGACTCCCCAGACAAACGGAGAACGGGGCTCCGCCGCCGTTCTCCGTCCCCGGCCGAAGGCCGGGGACCAAACGGGCCCTTCGGGCCCGGGTCTCGCTACGCTCGACCGAGCAACCGGCGGCGGAGATACGTTATCTTTTCTTTTGGGAGATCTCCAGAATGAGAACGTAAAGACAAAGACAAAGACAGAGCAGCCCCCTCTACCCTCTACTTCCAAGGCACTATGGAGAACGACAAAGGAGCTAGGGTTAACTTGGGTTGGAATTCAAAAAGGGGATGTATGGGTGGGAGCAAGCAAGATAAGCTATTCCCACGAGCAAGGGATGGCTACTTGCTGGTTGGTCAGGGTTAACACGCCCAAGCATGGAGATCAGATTAAGATCGGGGATTACCCTTGGATGTCATCCAAGGACTTGGACCGGGTGTACACCCAACGGATGACCACGAGCCGTCAGGAGAGTGTGGGTCGCTTGTCGGGCCTCCGGCCCCACGAAGTCACCCCGACTATCCTGGTGAGCCTCTCACGGCTCGGTAGGGGCAAGGTCAAGTCAGCCCCTGGTTACCTTGCCAGGACCCTCCCCGATTGGGATTCCCCCAAAAAGCTAGATATAGCGGTCAAGCCACAGACCTTGACCGCTCTCGTCCAGGAGCACTCACGGTCGATGGTCCAGACTATCTTGGGGGCCTTGGCACACCCACAGATTAGCCTGGTTGATCTCGAACCCCAAGATATCTGGACTCACGTCCTCAAAGCCTCCAAGAGCCCCGTGAGCCTTTCGGCGGCCGCTCCGGGGTCTGGCTCCGCCCCGACCGTGGAAAAGCCCACGAACGGTCCTGGGGATTCTGAGAGTAATATCGATATCGATGAATTGAGCGAGGAAGATATGGAGGCTTTGTTGGCTCACTATTCTCCCTCGGGAGAAGGAGAAGAAAATGAGGATGAGGATGAGGATGAGGAGATTGGTGAGCCGGGACCCAATTGGGAAATGATCCAATATAATTCTCAAGAATTATCGCTTGACACTTGGTAATCGGTAAATAAGAGTAGACATATACATGCACCCCGGGATTAGACCCTCGGGACCAGCACACCCCCCGGGGGTTAAGAGCCCCGGGATTGGCAGTCACTAACAAGCAGCCCCCGACACCCGACACTTCCATAGGCACGATCCGTCAGACAAAGGAGAGAAAAAAAATGCACAAGAAAGAACAAGATCGTTTTTTTGGCCATCTGGCCAACCTAAAAACCCTACAATTCCATACGGAAGGGAATGGAGATAGCCCCAATCTAGATAGAGCCGAGGCGGTCCTCCTTTACCTGGAGAGGATCCATTCGTTCAAAGAGCGGTGGGAGCGAATAACGAAGGAAATGGATAGTCCTTACTACACTGATCGAGTAATTTCAGCTTTTGCTGAGAGCGAAGAATTCCTTGCAGCTATGATAGCTGATAGGAGCGCAAAGACCTAATACATATAGAGACCAAGGCAAGGGGATCCCAAGGACTCCTTGCCTTGGCAATTGTGCTTTTCGAGAATTGTAAACCAATTGTAAACTGACCACAAAGTGCTTTACATTCTCTCCTGGATAGGCAATAAGATATAGACCATGTCACGAGCAAGGAGACAAAGGAGAGAGATCTTTCGGGCCGAAGAAAAGAAAGCTCGAAAGATTATGAAGGATTTTAATCAGGAGCATGCTCCTTTAAAAATGGGCATGCTCCCAACGGAGGGAGCTAGTTTCCCCCCGCCGGAGTCCCCTACTTGGAAGGGGAATAACTTGGATGCTCTACGGGAGCTAGAGCTAAAAGATCCAAATGCAGTCGCAAGATTCGAGCTTGCGCTGCAAGATGGGACGGTGCACCACCTTAAAGTCCCTTCTGAGAGAGCACTGGAAGTGCTAGATATAATGCAATCGTTACCTGGAGATATCCAGGTATCTTCTATCATGCCCAAGAAAAATGGTCATGAACTGGAGATAATCCTACGTAGAGCATCTTGGACGAGATAATCCTTGAATAGAGTAGACCTTATTGCTAGAGAGAAACCCCAATGATCAAAAAGACAAATACTAGTGCACTAATCCTCGGTATGGCTCTCGGCTTCGGCCTTTGGGCCGGCGCCGTCAGCGTGACCTCTTGTCAGGACAATAGCCCGAGGGAGTCCCGGCCAGCACACGCCAAGCCGGACCCTAAGACGGCTGACCTGTGCCTCCAGCCTGGAGCGTGCCAGTCGTGCGGAGGGCCGGAAGGCCCTCCGTGTCCCCCGCAAGGCCAGTCAGGCTGGCTATGTTGCTCGGAATCGGGCGAGGCTCCTTGCTCGATTTCGTCCGATCAGACTTGCCCGGATATCTTTTGGTGTGATCTTTACACCGAAGAACCCGACGCAAACGGATCCACTCACGTGGTTTGTTGGGATGAGTGGGGGCAAGGAGCCCCACCCGCCCCCGAAGGGACCGGAGCGGGTATCCAAGCCCCATGATCGGGTATCGAGCGGATCTCCATGACTGCGTGTGGGCCGCTGGCCCGACCGAGGTCATAGAGCTCCGAGACCATCCCGAAGGGGCGATTATTGTCGACAATAACGAGTCCCATTATGGGACAGGCACCTTATCGGTGCTCACCATCGAGGATCGCCCTACGGGAGACCTACTCCTAAAGGCTCAGATCAGGGACCGTCAGGACCGTAATGTGGCCGGAGACTATACGGTGACCAACAAAGCCACCGGCAAAAAGACCCTTTTTAAAGGAGTCTACATCGAGAAGGATTGGAGCGACGGCAAGATCCATACTTGGGTTTTTCGCTACACTTGCAAAGTAAAGTAACATTCCTAACACAGCGAAAAAAAGCGAGGCAGTCGGAAGACTACCTCGCTTTTTTCATTATATCATAATCTATCTTAGCGAAACGTGTGCGTCATGTTTACCCAAGATAAAAACATTTCTCTTCCTTCTCCTTCTTACCGGATCAAGAATCGTGCCAAGAAGATAAGGTACCATTATGACCCCCCGGCTTGCGAGCCCCATACTTGCACTCAGTGCCACTCGGTACTCCAGCCACGTGTGGTGACACTCGACGCTGACCTAGTAGCTACCCTAGAGTGGTTTGGGTCGCTCGGACCCCACCGAGGGGACGTCCCGGTCACCAAGGTCGCAAGCAAGGGGACCAAGATAATTGTCCCAGATTGGATCATCGGCCAGCGTAATTATGGTAAGCTACGTTACTGGGGATTCTTGACCGAAGGAAAAACACCCGGGACCTATTGTCTGACCCGGGAGGGCATCGCCTTCCTGGGCGGCGCCTGGCCCGCACCAGAATGGGTCGTCGTCCAAAATGATAAGGTAATCGGGAGCTCGGCTTACCTGGTCAAGCTCGGCGACATTCCGAGATAAATATAATGGTAATCTGGGATACAGTTACGCTCGACCGATGGCTCGATTTCGAGCGTTATTTGGCGTCCCTTTCTGACCGTCGATTTAAATTAACGATTGGGATCCTCCAGGGACTCACCCTGGAGGAAATCCGACTTTTTGATCCCGAGATAAACGGGATTGATCTATACACTATTAAGGAGGAATTGTATTCCTCCTTACGAAATATATTAGGTGCGACAAGTGCCAAACGAGCCAATCCCAATTAAGCGACCCCGGCCATTGACCGGCCCCGAGGAATTCGAGCTCGGACTATCCACTTTAGGGATCGACCCTTTAAAGATGAAAGAAGCGCTCGACCTCTTGGAGCGCATGTCTCCTCTTATCTCCTCCCTGACGGAAGGAGACAAAAAGAAAAAGAAGAATAGGGCCGCCCCGGGAGGGGACGAGCCTACCGGCTCCCCCGCCCAATGGCGCATCCTCTATGGTTTAATTGTAATCATATCAATGATTTTCGGGTCTTTCGAATTCATCGGTCCTACGCAAAAAACCAAAGAGCAGCTCGATCGGGTCGAGCAAGCGCAAGCCGAGGCGGCTACCGCCCTGACGGCGGCCGCCTCCTCGATCGAATCAGTAGAAAAAACCGTGGATAACATGCACTCGGATTACGAGGCTCTCGAAAGAGCTTTTGTTGATTATGTGCAGTCGGACTCGGCCCCGGACACACGAGTCCCTGACTCAGTAATTATTATCCGAGATAAACACTCTAGATCCCGGTAATCTATTTATAGCAGATCCCTTTGTATCGAGACTTACATTTTCGTGCCAGATAGTAAGCCAGCTAACACTCCCAAAGAGGAGACTAAGCCGAAAGAAGATCCCAAGAAAAAGGGAGTTTCCTTCGATCAAAGTTTACCCGCCGTCGATCGGCGGGGGAAGGTGAGGCTTGGCTGACTCCAGAATGCGATACGATCGCATTGGGTCTTTCGCCATGTCGACCGACCCGACGGGCCCTGCAAGGGCCGACTCGGACTCGGCCGATTGGCGGTGTATTAAGACCGAGGAAGGATTCCTCCGTTGTTACGGCTACTTGGCCAAGCCAGGGGTTTTCGGCTACTCCGACCCGGAGGGTAACGAATGGACCGAATGGAAGCCAGCCGAGGAGTTGCACTCCCCAGAGACCCTAGCCTCATTTGGTCTGATGGTTGTTACGGATGACCACCCTCCCGAAATGGTCAATATCGAGAATGTCTCGCAATACCAAAAGGGGCATATCGGGGATCAGATCGAGCCCGACCAAGAAGGCAAAATAAAGGCGCAAATCCTTATTACGGATGCCGATCTCGTATCGAAAATCGAATCGGGAAAACAAGAGCTAAGCGTCGGATACCGCATAGCGGCCGACGAAACACCGGGCACATCCCCCGAGGGAGTGCCATACGATGTCAAGCAGACTGAGATACGAGGCAATCATTTGGCCGTGGTCGACCAAGGCCGGGCGGGTCCTACTTGCCGACTGACACTCGACAGCGCAAAGATTGCATTTGGAAGAGGAATTATAGCAATGAAACGTAAAGATGAACTGGATCCCATGGAAGCGCTTCGGGTTGAAAACGAAGCGCTAAAAGCAAAAGTAGAAGAGCAAGCCGCAAAGCTTGCCGAGCTTGGTACCGCTCCTCCAGCGGCGGACAGCATGACAGAGGGAGAACTCCCGATGGATGCTGACGCATGTGCGGAGCCAGCGCCAGCTCCCAAGATGGACTCTCTAATGGGGCGGATCGCCAGCCTCGAAGCCCAGCTCAAGAATGCAACCAAGCTCGATAGCAAGCGAATCGACGCAAGGGTTGCGCTTGTCGAAAGAGCACGACAAGTGCTCGGAGCGACCTGCAAGACCGATGGCCTTTCTGATTCGGCGATTAAGAAGTCCGTAGTTCTGGCTATTCAGCCCGAACTAAAGGGTAAGCTAGATCACGCATCCGAAGGATACATTGATGGGGCTTACGAGTCCAGCCTGAGTATCCATCAGTCCAAGCTCGATAATGAACTTGGTAGACTTGTATTTGATAGTTCGACCGGCCACGGAGCCGAAGAAAAATTCGATTTCGACGGCGCCGTTGCCGCTCGTTTCAAGAGGTAATAACTAATGCCACAATTCTCTTATTCTTTCCCTCCGGCGCAATTGGGGCAGATCGGGACCTTCGGGCCTCCGTCGATCGACTGCCTGGTTAACCCTCTCCTCCCCCAGATCTCAACCGTCACCGTGGTCGACAATGACGCCGGCGCATACGCCGTCTCGATCGTCGGACCCGAAGGATCCTTTTCTTTCGGAATTACGGTCGTGGCGCAAACCATTGCGCAGGTCGCCGACCAGCTAGCCGCAGCGGCGGTCGCCGACGACGATCTCCTTAACATCGTCGAGGTGACCTCGGACGGCGTCGATACCGTTACTATGACCTTTTTGCATAGTGGAGTCGACTACACCGTAGGCGTCACGAGCGCATCGGCTGACCTAACGCTCGCTCTGACCCAGGCGTCAGGCGGGAGCGAGTATCCCCTCGGGATCGGAATCGTCGATGCCGGTAATAAGGTCGGACGTCAGCCCACCACGGGAGACGTCGCCCTGGATATCTTGGGAATTAGCTGCAATCGATCCGATTGTGTCCTGCCCTTTAGCATGCCTGGATTCGCTTCGAGCGCCTCTATCGCCGTAGGCGGAGAGGTCGCCGTGCTCCGACAAGGAGAGATTTGGGTCCGTCCCGAGACGGCGGTAGCGGTCAACGATCCGGTCTATTGCCGAGTCGTGGCGACCGGCGCCGAAGTAGCTGGAGCATTGCGCAATACGGCGGACGGAGGCGATGCGGTCCTTTTGCCGGGTCGCTTCCGCACGGCCGCATCGGCTGGAGGGCTGGCAAAAATCCAGCTTAACGCACCCTGATCTATAAGGAGGATTAAAGAAAATGAAACATAATCTTAACATGAGAGTGCGCAATGTGTGCGACAGCGTCAAGTCCTATTATGGGCGATATGATGCTGGGCAAAGCGTGTTTGCCGCAAACCTTGTCAATGCGACTATTCAGGAGCTATTCAGATATGAATATCCCACCGCAAGGTGGGCTAATGGGGATTTGATTGATTTCCGCACGGACATCGATCGGGGCGCTCTGACCTTTCAATATGGTCAGGTAGGATCCGTCGGATCCGGTGATCCCGGCGCCGAAGGAATTGTGGCGCATAATGCTACGGATATCCCCGAGGTAGACCTTAACGGGGAATTTCCCGTTGGACGGATCCACACTTTGGCTTGCTCTTTCTCCTTTTCGGAGCAGGATCTTGACTCGGCTCGCCTCCAAGGGATGTTTGACATGGCCGCCGAGAAGGCTCGTGCGGCCAAGGAAAAGCATGATAGGGACCTTAATGCCCTGATTGCATTTGGCAGCGCAAGTCACGCACTGGAGGGTATCACCAACGGGACCGGGATCACGGTCTTGCCGGCTACCACGGGTAACTGGGCGACCGCTACCGCTCTCCAGATCACCAATGATTTCTCCGCCGCTTACGACCTGATGGTCGCTAGCACCGGAGGGGTCGAGGAGCCTGACACTGCGGTTCTGGCGCCGTCAATCCATGCCAGGCTGATGGGCCTTCAGAACTCGATTGCTAGTGATGTAAGCGTGCTTACATATCTGAGCGAGCAGTACGGGATTAAATTCGAAAAGGAGGCTTCCATGTCGCTCGCTGACGGAGCGGGAGGAAATGCTATGTTGCTTTATCGCAAGGACCGGACCAAGGTATCGGCGGTCATGCCGCTCTACCTAGAGCCCACCCCTCCCCAATTCCAGGGATTGGTGACTAAGGTGGTCCTTCGATCAAGGTTCGGTGGGGTCATGATCCCCCGTCCCCTTTCGATCCTTCGGCTCGACGGGATTTAAGCATTTCCCAGTCGAGGGCTAGGGTGAGGTCTAATCTCTCTCCCTTGCCCCGGCCCTCGCCTGGGATTTAAATTGAGAGAACTAAAAGAGAGCCCCAAATAAGCATGAAGCTAGAATACACAGGCAAATTCCGTCTCGCAATGCCACGTTTCCCCGTCGAGATCTCCGACCCGGAGAACCCTCCCGAGCCCGAAGATTTCGTCATTTTCACTCGGGAAAATCGAATCCAAGATTATCCGCACTGGGACAAGGTCAAAAATAAAAGAGCGATAAAAAAGCTCGTAGAAAACGGACAATTGAGGGTCCTCGACAATCGTCGACTCCCGTCCCCGACAGAGCCAGAGCCAGAACCAGAAATGACTCTTAGCGATTTTCGTAATCTTAATTACAAACTAGCGGCAAAATGGGTCGCTCGATCCAACGACTTGGGGACCCTTAAATCTTATCTAGAGGGAGAGGCTCGACAATCGGTCAAATCGAATCTGGAGAATAGGATCTCCGCATTGCAAGATTAACAATCCAAGGAAAGGGCCCGAGATATCTTAACTAATCTCCTTTTATTCTTCTCGGGCCCTTTCCTTTCTTTTCCAACTGGGGGATCTAACTAATGGCTATTTGCTCGCTATCATCCTCTTGTGCCACGATCCCACAATTGATCGAATTCCTCCCGGACCTACAGACTTTTGGAGGACCCTCCAAGGGTGTAATCGAGCTCACGGGTCTGACCCTAGAGGATGACACTCTGACCATCGGAGGTGTGACCTTGACGGCCGTGGCCGGAGTGGCGGCGGCAAATCAATGGTCCGTCGATGGCACTCTATTCACCCAACTGAATAGTCTCTTAGCTGCTATTACCGGCACGGGAGCATCCCTTGTGGGGAGTATCACGGCCCAGATCTTGACTCCTGGGATCGCCAAGATCCAAGTATCGAGCATTATAACGGGATACTATAGCCAGATCCCATGGAGCACCACGAGCGCTCAAATCGCATTGGATCCCAGCGATAAACTCGCAGGGGGTCAGTGCGACCTAGAGTTTTTCAGCAACACCGCATGCTCGATGATGGGGGATTGCTGGGGATCCAAAAAGATGAGCGGCCATATGTACTTAGTTGCCCATTTGATCGAAATGGCGAATGGGAATGATAATGGTGCTTTAACCTCCCGGTCCATCGATAAGATCTCAGAGGGGTATTCTTACGTTAATCCTACCGATCCGAATTTGGCCAATACCAAATGGGGTCGACTTTACGCAGCCCTTTGGGCCACGGTATTCGTGGGCCCCATTGTGGGTCGAGCGCTACCTACTACTTGGGGTTGCTACGGGAGGTCCTGGAGATAATGCCCATTGAATGGAAATCCAATGATTTCGAGGCTTTGGCGAATCGAATCAAATCCCTGGAAACATTACAAATCCAGGTAGGGTGGTTTGGCACCCAGTACCCTGGAGGTCAATACGTGGCTACGGTAGCCGCAATCCAAGAATACACTCCGGGCAAGTCTTTTATCCGGTCGACGCTCGACGGGCAAAAGGATCAAATACAAGGTATCTTTGTTTCGCTGGCTAAGGATGTATTAGCCGGTAAGCCGGTCCAGCAAACGGCGGACAAAGCGGGGCAGGAAATGTCCGACTTGATCCGCAAGTCGATTGTCGAAGAGGACCTAATCGAGACAGGATTATTGCGGGATAGTCTCACATATCGGGTGATTTTATAATGCCACTTTTCAAGAACAAAGTATTAGCGGGATCCCAGTACACGGCGGCGACCTCGGCCAATGGACTATTCGCCGTCGTCGCTGGCCCTGACTCAGTGCAGGTCGAGATCAATTCGATCCTTTTCCACACGAGCGCAAGTTGCACTTTCTCGGTGTCGATCACCGATCCCGATGATGGGGACAATGAGATCCTCCTTTTGACTGGCTCGGGCACTGACCTGATGTGGCAACCCATCCTATTGCCCACGGAGAATAGGTTTAATTGGCCTCTATCCTTTGTGACCTCGGGGATGACCGGCGACGGATGGCTTACTATCGATTATGATTTTGTTCCAACGGAGGGATAAACTGTAATGCCTATTACATATTCTGGCTCTCCTCAAATGGGTCTTATCACGGTCGATGGAGTCCTCCAGCCGGACGTAGCCGCAATTGCGGCAGATGTAGCGGCTCTAAGTCCCACGGTCGTAGTGACCGGCTCACTGGCCTTTACCGCTGGGGTCTACGCTACGGTATGGACCTACGCCCTGGCCGAAGGCTTGGCGGGGTCGATCGCAATCAACAATAGCATCATTTGGACCGGGACCTCTTCGACCCTTACGG